ATAAGGAAAACCGTCAAGGAGGCAAAAGCAAAGATGTCTCCGGTGGACCGTTTAGTCGTAGATCTATTCGTGATATGCGTGCCATGACTCGAAAGGGAAATAAAGAGTTTACACCCGAAACCCAAACAGCGGGTTCAGCATTTAGAACGTTCAGTGAAAATAAAATAGATGACATAAAGACAGGCATTTTAACAAAAACTCTTGGTCAAGGCATTGGTGGATTTATAAACACCCGCCGTATGATTAAAAAATCAAAGGAAAAGCAGGTAAAACTAAGAGAGAAATTACTTAAGTTACTAGAAGCAGAGGGTAAAAAAAATCCAAAAGGTTATACTGCTTTTACTGGTGCGGTAGAAAAAAGTGTAAAAGGCAAAGCAGATGAATTAACAAAGGCCGCAGTCGATATTCTTATTCAGATGGGTGCGACAACAGCAAGCAAAATTGAATCTTTCTTAAACGATTTTGGATCTGGTGATTTTGAACTATCTGATCTAGAATCTGAAATAGAAAGTGCAGCATCTGATGCAGGATTAGAAACAAAGAAGAGTCAATTAGGTCTCAGTTTGAAGAGCAAAGGAATTTCCTCGATAGGTTCAGGTGCCGATGTGTCTCCATCATCTTCTGAATCTGCCGAAAAAAGTGGTGGTGGTGGTGGTGGTGGCGGTGGTGTTGAGTCTAGACTTGTTCTACAAGAACTATCGACTCAAACTTCTATGCTCAGTAACATTGAAGATCTACTGAAACCAAATGCCGGCGATAAAGCAAAAGATAGAGAAGATAAACTCGAAGGCGAAAGAGATGATAAACTAAAAGGTAAACTCAACAGATCTATGAGTGAACCAGACAAATCATCAGGAGATTCTGCTGATCCCGGTTTCTTGGGTGGAATGATGGATACTTTGATGGACTTTGTTGGAATGGGTGGTGGTGGTGGTAGAGGAAGACGAGGACGAAGAAAAGGAGCAAGAGCAAGAGCAAGAAGAATGCGTGGTGGTGGTAAAGGAGGTAGAATCTCTCGTCTCTTCGGTGCAGGAAAAGATCTTGTAGGCAAAGGTCTGGGTGGTGGTAAATCACTACTCGGTAAGGCCGGTGGTTTCTTTGGGAATATGTTCTCGAAGGCAAAGGGTTTAGCAGGTAGTGCTATTAAGGGCGTAAAAAATGTTGCAGGTAAATTAAATCCTATGGCCGCACTCAGGAAGGGTGCAGGAACCGCACTTAGGGGTCTTACATCAATTCCTGGCCTTGGTGCCTTGATTTCAACAGCAATGGCTGCTTATGATATTAGTGGTATAAAATCAGATCCAGAATTATCACCCAAGAAGAAAAAAGAATTAATAGGTAGGTCAATAGGTCAGGGACTAGGAGGAGCGTTAGGATCAATTGGTGGTGGTGTTCTAGGATCATTCATTCCAATTCCTGGCGTCGGTACTCTTCTGGGTGCAATGGGTGGTGGAGCGGCTGGTAGTTTCTTAGGAGATACTATCGCCGAGGCTTTGGGTGGAGAGAAGATTTACAACATAATGGCTGATCTGCCAGGTCTTGGTAGTTTGATAAGTGTTGATGAGGGAGATTCTGGAGCAGGTACGCTAACACCAAATAGTCAAAACTTAGAAGGTGCTGGAGCATCAAGTCTCTCAACTAATAATAGTGGTCAATTGCTTGGACCTAGTAGCGCCGCAACTCCAACACTCGCAACACAAGCGTCTGCTACAATTGATGCTAGTGCTAGATCTCAAGCAATTGCGAGTACTGGCACAAATGTAAATTCAACCAATAATGTTGTTGCACCAACCACCAGTGTTAACACCAACAACACCTTTACTACAATCAAGGTAGCACAAGAAGAACCCAGTTTCATAGCATCTCAAATGGTGAATAGTGGATCTAAATTCTCTGCTGGTAGATTCTCATAATAGAAAAGGGGAGTGACCGAAGTCACTCCCCTGATCATCCCTCTCCTGTTTTTCACTCATCATCTGCTGCGAGTTTGTTGAAGAAGGACAAGGCGTCCTCTTCAGTCTCAGCAGTGGGAGCGGCTGCGGGAGCAGTAGTGACCTCAGGCTCACTAGTCTCTGCGGTTTCAGTAACAGCATCATCCTGAGTAGAACGAATGTCGTTACCGAGAACGTCGTTGAGACGCGCCTTGAGTTCCTCGTAAGACTTGAACTGATCGGGAGCAATAATCTCAGTAAGAGAGTATTCAGACTTCCACAGATCCTCAAGACGAGAATCGTCACCATCAAACAAAGCAGACTGCGATTCAAACTCGCTCTTGTCGTAGTTGATGTAACCAGCAACCTTACGAACCTTGAGTTTGAAGTTAGCACCCTTCCAGAAGTCAAACGGATCGACTGGAGTTTCATCTGCGAATTCAGGCTTCATAGATTCCTGAATCTTATCGAAGATCTTCTTACCATACTTGTAGAGGAAGACCTTACCCTCATTCTGTGGGTTGCTGGGATCGCTCACCACAAGAATGTTACTGATGTAGGAGAGACGACGCTTACGCTGTCGAGCAATATCCTTATCAGATTCAAGTCCGCTGTTCCAAAGATCGTTGTTTACCTCACAGAGTGGACACTTGCCACCGATAGTGGTAGGACAGTTCTCAATGAACCAACCACCCTTACCCTGAAATCCGTGAGTGTAAAGACGAGCGAACGGGAGTTCCTCATCGCCAGGAGCGGGGAGGAATCGAATAACGGCATAACCATTACTCGACTTGTCTAGTTCGGGACGCCAGTAGCGGTCATCCTTGTAAGACTTCTTGTCGTTCATCTTTTCCATCTTGTCTGAGAGAGCAGATACGTCTCCGCTTCTCTTCTTCATGTCTGAAAAGCCCATATGCTTTTCCTTTCTTTAGGGGTCTACCCTAATCTTAGTTACGCAAGGAACTACCTTGCACGAGTTATGTTTATTATACCACCCAAAAGTCATCTGTCAACTAAATTGGGAGTTTTGCTGAGGTTACTTGAGGCAGGATATTGAGATCTCTGCCTTCGATTTCTAACTTCTCGATGATAGGCTTTGTGAGAGTCTTTGCAATAAAAACGGGGTCAATATCGTATTCTTCGCAAATACTCAACACTGCCTCGACGTAGGTTCCACCATTTTCTTTCACATAAGTTTCAATCTCATGTGGGAAGTTTATATCTTCAATCATTACGAATCCTTTTGGGTGTTGGTTACTATTATATATATTACAGATCAGAATATCATATCGGAGTAGATCATGGCTGATAACATTATCGTCGCTAGCGGACCTTCAGGTGCCACATATAATATGGCTACAGATGACGGGTTCGGTGTTAGTGCAGACGCACAAGTTCAAATCATCAAACCCGTATTTGGTGACACCACCACTTCAACTCGCGTATCAAATACCAATCCTATGCCTGTTCAGTTGTTCTCTGGATACTCCGGAGGATCAACTGCATCTATTATAGAAGATGGTGAGTTGAAAGTCAAGGGAACATTCAACATCGGTAACTCGATGGCTGTTTACGGAAGCACCGCAGCATACCTCAAGGTAATCGTTGCTGGTGGCGTAACGGGAACATCGGGTGGTACAGGTGTTATTGGTTCTACTGGTAATCCAGCAGTATACTCTGCCGTAGAAGTTACTGGAGCGGTACAGGGCATCTCTGGTGGACAAGCACTCGCTGTGTCTGCCACTGATCTTGATATTCGCAACCTAACTGGTGGAACAATAGGCTACACAGGATCTACTCTATCTGATTATGTGGCTGTTCAGGGAATCTCTGGTGGAATGGCAGTTTCCGTATCTGCCACTGATCTTGATATTCGTAACTTAACTGCCACTGATGTTGTCACTGTGGTTGGTACTACTGCCTCTAACGTGGGAGTCACTGGAACCGTTACTGCCATTGCAACTGATCTTGACATACGGGATCTCGCAGCAGGAACGGACTCTGTAGCGGTATATAACTCTGCTGGAGGTACGACCCTCCCAGTTGATCTCTACGCAGCAGGGACCGCTCTAGGAGTCTCTGGAGACGCACTCAAGGTTGCGTTCGATAGTGTCACTGGAGTCACGTTCAGCGTCAACGTAGCGAGCGATATCGGGGTCTCCAACACCGCTGGAACCACCCTAGCAGTCGAGGGTAGAACAGGAATGGTCCCCGTAACGGTCCAAGGAGCGGGAGTAGGAGACTCAG